CCATGTCTTACGAAAGTTATCATGAAATCTAGTTCTCGTTTTATATTCATCGAGGATTCTTGATTTAAGTTCATCTCTGGCAATGGGCTTCCAAATATCGGAAGTAATCATTGTCCTAGAGATTTTCTTAAATTGAGGAACCCTTTGATAATACATACGGGAATTCTTGATTGGACCTTGAAGATCAGTAGAAACTTTACTACTATCACGGATCAAATCGGGGAGAATGAAGTTTTCTTCTCTCACCCAAGATGGTTTAAATGATAGTTGGTAAAGTTTACCCTGTTCAACAAGAATCGGAATATGAAAACGACGCCAAAATGAGGCATCATCTAATATTCCCGAAGCTTGTTCATAAACAGGAGTCAGATCTTCACCGTAACGGAGATTGGAAGTACAAATCACAATAGGAGAATTAAATAATTTTCCCTTTTCTGATAAGTCTGCCATAGGAAGGACATAAGGGTTACATGAAATAAGAGTTTGGAACTCTTTAATATCATCACCCGATTTCGATTGACCAATATCATCCAAGATGACTACTGGTTGTTCGTTATATCCGTCCCAAAATTCCACGTTACAAGTCCGCTCATAAACTAGATTATCTCGAGAGACACCTGGAAATAAACGGGAAATTGAATTCAATAGCTCTGGTAGAGCTGAACTCTTTCCTTGTCCAGGTTGGCCAAATAAACCAATCACGAGAGGTTCTATCCTATCTTTACTATCTAAACTCTGAATAGAGTTATGAAGACGGTTATGATAAACAAGGTCACCCTTGACTCCTCCCTTATTACGGGGAAAGCCAAAAGTTGCTTTGTTAGTTGGATGAAAACCTTTCGTTGGTTTATAATATTTGGCAACTCGACGACCAAAATCTCTTCCACGTTCACGGAGAACTTCCAAAGTTTCGGGAGAAACTCCAGGATGTGGAGAAGATAATTGATCGCGATGTTTCTCGAGTGTTTCCTGAATGAAAGATTCAGGTACCTCTTCACAAAGAGCCTTCGATTGAAGGACCGAAAAGAAAAATCTAACTTTCACAGAATGTGGAAGAGAGAAAATCTTTAAAGTGAAAGGTACAGGAATCAGATTAAAACGGTCACCCTCGGGTAACTCGTCTTGATCTAGAATTTCAGAAACATGATAACATAATGAGGTTTTGAAGCATTTGATGATTTTCTTCTCCTCTGAGATCCCGAGGGATCGGAGAGAAGAATAAAGATGTATGAAGATTGATGATAAGTGATTTCCAGATAAATACTTATGGGTTTGACCCCAATGAGTACCACGTCCTTTACGGACTCTCTGGAGATACTTGAAATCATCGATCTTAAACATCTTCATAGTCACCAAAATTGCTCTTGATAGTTTTAGACAATGTACAACTTTTCTATAATCCTCAAAATATAGAGGAAAAA